TAGCAAAATAATGACTACACAGGTTTATAAGCGTTATCTTAACGATCCGTCTGCTGGAGGTTTTACTGTAGGACCAGGGGACACTGTTTCTACTGTTGTAGGGGCTACTGCTGGATCTCCTTCTGCTGTTTATAATTTGCGAGCAGGTTATAGTTTAACCGCATATCCTACTGCAGCTGGTACGGCTGTTGTTAAAATGTCTACCTCTCCTCTGGCATCCTGTATTGCAGACGTTGCAGCAAACAATTTCTCTACTGGACTTGCTAAGTGGGTTGATTGGACCACTGGTTCGATTACTGCATTAGGCCAGGAATACACTCTAGGGGCCATGACTGCAGTTGCAATCGTTGCTACAACTGGTTCTTGGGTTCTAGAGGTTTGTGGATGAAATACTTCAAACTAATTCTGTTTTTACTCTTCTCTTTTCTGAGTACAGCTGGTTACGCTGCCACATATACAGCCGCTGACTGTAACGTCTCGTCTATCAATACCGCCATCGGTCTTGCATCTGATGGAGACACTGTTAATATTCCTGCAGGCAGTTGTGACTGGGGATCATCTTTTGTAAGCTGGTCTGATAAGAGTATTGCAGTAATTGGTGCTGGTAAGACATCTACTATAATTAGTTGTAATCGCTGTTTTAATATTGTATCAAATAACGCCACGTCTTTGAAATCTCAGTGGCGTTTATCTTCTATGACTTTGCAAGCCAACGCAGGTACAGAAGGGACTATTATTACTTGGTGGGATAATAACAGCAGTTGGCATTACGGTTGGCGTATCGACAATATGAAGTTGGATTATCCAGCTAAAACTACTGGATATGGTATTTTTATCGGCGGTATGTCTATGGGGGTGATTGACCACAACGATATTACATTTAAGGGTATTGCTGTTATTGTCAGTTCTCAAATGGCCACGGAAGGCAGTACTATACCTAATTTGCAAGGCGTATATGCTATGTCCTTGCCTCTGAATTATAACTCCAATCAGTTTGTATACATCGAAGATAACACCTTTACTGGGGGCGTACCAAATGGCTGTGCAGCCTATGATTCTTCCTCTGGCGGTGGCTGGGCAGTAGTACGCCATAATGTCATGACTGGTTGCATGGTATATGCACACTGGACAAGAGCATTCGAAGTAGGGCCTGTTGTAACTGCTGTTTATAATAATAAGTTTATTGGTAATGCTGGGTATAGTGCATATCCTGGTCGTCTTGAGGCTGGTACAGGGGTTATTTACAATAACACCACTGATCCAACTATGACCAGTAATTATTTTGTTCTTGATGAGGATCATCGTGGTGGTTTACAGCAGTCCGACCTACCCCTTGGCCCTTGTGATGGCGCACAGGCTTGGGATGGAAACTTTGGAGGATCTGAACCCGTAGGTTGGCCTTGTTTAGGCCAGATTGGACGGGCACCTGGGAAGACCTGGGCACAGATTACTGGCGGAGATAAACAGACTAACGATCCCATCTACCTATGGAACAACGGTACTACGGATGGCTGTTATACAGGAGGGGCATGTACAGACAGCACAACCGTCTCTGTCTCGTCCTCTGGTAACTATGTTAAGCCTTTCACTTCTCCTCATTCAAATGGGGAGTATGAATACAGGCTGAATGGATCTACAGCTAAGCCGGGGTATGTCGAATATGTTTATCCACACCCGCTTAACACAGGCGCAACATCTGGCAGTACTGTCCCAGTAATCACTAGCGCACTTACAGCGACTGCTCAGCTCGGAACTTCATTTTCCTACACTATTACCTGTAGTAATACTCCTACGTCATTTACAGCTTCTGGCTACCCTGCGTGGAGTTCATTCACGTCACCCACTATTTCAGGTACGCCAAATGCAACCGGAACTACAAATATTACTATTGGTTGTTCTAACGCTAGTGGATCAGACAGTAAAACGCTGGTTTTAACGACTACAGGGGTTACAATTGGAGATTCCACTGTTCACTCTACAGTGGATCATAACTCTGGTCTTTTGTTAGCCCAGAAAGAAACTTTAAGTGGGACTGGCTCTTATACTTTAACATCTTTTAAGTTTTATGTAGGGACTGCAGCTGGTAATCTTAGGCTAGCGTTGTATGATGATGACGGGGCCGGTGGCAACCCCGGTACCCTGTTAGCTGAAACTGCTTCTACAGCTATTTCTACTACTGGTTGGGTAAACATTAATCCGCTCACTAACCCTACGCTTACTCCTGGTAATTACTGGCTTGTGCATATGCCAGATACGACCAGTATGGCGTATACATCTGATTCCAACAATGCTAGCGCAGGGGTGAATGCTCAGTGGTTCACTCAAGCATACGGTGCAATGCCAAGTTCTCTGTCAGCCGCTACGCCAGCAGGAAACGGGGTGGTTCACTGGGGACTATATGCTGAGGTTACGTCTGCCTCTGGATCGCTTATTACAAGTTCTCTAACAGCAAGTGGAACTGTTAGTTCACCTTTTTCCTACACTATTACCTGTAGTAACACTCCTACGTCATTTACAGCCACGGGGTTGCCTTTAGGAACGACTTTCACGTCACCTACTATTTCAGGCACTTTAACAACTGCGGGTACTGTGAACTCCACCATCGGCTGTTCTAATGCTAGCGGCGGAGATACAAAAACCCTAGTAACAACTATTGCTGCAGCGAATACTACAACGGCTCTTTCAAGTTCGCCTAATCCATCTGGATCTGGACAAAATGTTGTATTCAACGCCTCTGTAACCCCCTCTGCTGCGACTGGAACTATAGCCGTTAAAGAAGGAGTAGCAACGCTTTGTACAATTTCAAGTTTAGTTGGTGGCAGTGGTTCTTGTTCTACCAGTGGACTTAGTGTTGCAGCCCATACCATCAACGCTATATATAGCGGAGATAGTAACTATAATACTAGTACTAGTAGTAATATTACCCATACGGTAAATGCCACTGCTTCTTTAACAACAAAGCAGTTAAGTGCCAGTGGAAAATCTTCTAAATCAGCTGCTGTAGATTGTAAGAAACATTTAACAACTTCGGGTAAAACTCCCTGTAGATAATTTATGGCGAACATAGAAATCCCGTATAACTTTAAACCTAGGCCGTATCAGCTAGCGCTATTAAAAGCTTTAGATAGTGGTTATAAAAGAGCGGTTGCAGTTTATCATAGACGAGCGGGTAAAGATAAAACGCTTTTTAACTTGCTCATTAAGAAATCTCTTGAACGAGTTGGAACGTATTTTTATTTTTTCCCGGAGTTTTCTCAAGGACGAAGAGTTATATGGGATGGTATGGATGGTTCTGGATATAAGTTTCTGGACCACATACCTAAAGAGCTTATCAAAGTTGATGGTGGACGGCCGAAGATTAATTCCACCGATATGAAGATCGAGATGATCAACGGATCTATTATCCAGATTATCGGTACAGATAAGTTTGATAAAGTTCGTGGAGCAAACCCTGTAGGATGTGTATTTTCAGAATTTGCTTTCCAGAATCCTAAGGCTTGGGATATCGTAAGACCTATTCTTGCTGAAAATGGTGGTTGGGCTGTGTTTAATTCAACTCCTTTCGGCAAAAACCATTTCTACGATATGGTAGAAAATGCCAGAAGTAATCCAGGATGGTTTAGCCAGATTATTACTGTTGAAGATTCGGTAGATGAACAAGGCAACCGTTATGTTTCTGAAGAAGTCATTCAAGCTGAAATTGATGCTGGAATGTCTGAAGATATGGTCCAGCAAGAGTTCTACTGTTCATTTACGGCAAATGCACAAGGATTCTATTATTTGAAATATCTTGAGGAAGCTGAACAAGAAGGCAGAATTGAAAATATACCTTATGATCCCTCTGTTCCTGTAGATACGTGGTGGGATATCGGAGTTTCAGATAGCACTGCTATTTGGTTCACTCAGATCAGTGGTAGAGAAGTTCATGTAATTGACTTTTATCAGAATAATTCAACAGGGATCGAACATTATGCTAAATATTTACAGAAACTCCCTTACGTCTACAAGTCTATAAATTTTCCACACGATATTAAGAAGACAGAGTTTGGTACTGGAAGAAGTTCTCTAGAAGTTGCAGAAGAGCTTTTCAAAGGGATCGAGATTAACGTAGGCCCTAAGTTAGATATTCAAGAAGGTATTAATGCAGTTAGAATGATTCTTCCTATGTGTAGGTTTGATAGAAAAAAGTGTGATGTTTATGGTGGATTAAAAGCATTACAAAACTACCATCGGGAATGGGATGATTACAGAAAAGAATTCAAAAATAAACCAGCTCACGACTGGTCGTCGCATCCAGCAGATGCATTCAGGACTTTAGGAGTAGGTTTGACAATCCCGCATAATCCTAGTATCAGAGAGAAGTATTTAAAAAATTACAGGCGGTTAAGTTCTCGGTCTTGGCAGTTGGCCTAGGTGTGAAATAGATAAATGGCTACAATCAAACAGATTCAAAACGATTTTAAACTTGCCCAAAATCAGTGGGGCAGATACTTGAATGGCTTGCAACGCGGCCATTTACAATTTGAAAGCCAGGCTAAACTCTGTGAAAACTTCTATCTAGGTGCAGGTCGTCAATGGGACGATGATCTTAGAAAAGAATTAGAAGCAGATGGAAAACCTGCACTAGAAGAGAATATCATTTTTTCGACAGTAAACACTGTTTTAGGGTATCAAACTCAATCTAGAATGGATATCGCTTATAAGCCTAGGGAAACAGGGGATCAAGACGTTAGTGATATTTTGACTAAAATAGGGATGTACGTCACTGATCAGAATAAATATTCGTGGACTGAATCCCAGGTATTTGCAGACGGCATTATTCAGTCTAGGGGATATTTTGATGTTCGTATGGATTTTGACGATAACCTCCATGGAAGCATAAAGATTACGACCTTAGATCCTTTAGATGTAATGCCTGACCCTAATGCTAAGACGTATAATCCAGAGGATTGGGCAGATGTTATTATAGCTAAATGGATTCCTGTTGATGAATTGAAACAGTTATATGGTAATTCAAAAGCTAAGGATGTTGCTACATATTACAGTATTGATAGAGATTGGGGTGATGATGGATATGAGGTCCAGAGAAACAAGTTCGGAAATTATTTCATATACGCTGCATATTATACTGATGAAACTGAAAATAAATATGTCCGTGTGCTAGAGCGTCAATGGAAGAAGCTTCAGATTAGAGAGTTTTGGTATGATATAAACACAGGAGATTACTATCCTATTCCTGATGACATGAAGCAACGAGAAAAGAATAGGATTGCTAAGGCTAATGGTTACGATATTATTAAGAAAGCTACTCAAAGGATCAGGTGGACGGTTTCTACTAGGGATGTGGTGTTGCATGATGATTGGAGCCCTTACGAGCACTACACTGTGGTTCCTTATTTCCCTTATTTCAGGAGAGGTGTTACTATTGGATTGGTAGACAACCTGATTAAAACTCAGGAAATGCTCAATAAAGTATTTAGTCAGATTCTCCACGTCGTTAATACAACGGCCAACTCAGGATGGAAAGTAGAACAGAACTCCTTGGTTAACATGGATGTAGAGGATTTGGAAAATGAAGGATCTAAAACAGGGTTGGTATTAGAATACAAGGCTGGAAGGAATGCCCCAGAAAAGATTGAACCGAACCAAATTCCAACTGGATTAAAGGATTTAGTCACTACTGGAGTAGAATTGATCAGGATGATCTCTGGTGTATCTGAAACTTTCCAGGGTGGAAAAGGACCTGAAGTATCAGGTA